TTCAACACGGGTAGCAAGCAATTCAATCATTGCTTCTTTGCCGCTGTTAGCAAGCATTTCAGGACCAGAAATCGTTACGGCGTCTGCATAGTGTTTCAAATTGAACTGCGCAGCACTGATTGGAGAATCAGGTGAAATGTTGATAGTTTCGTAACCGCTATAGCTTGACGCATAATTGGTTGCAGGGTCGTTATAAAACAATTCTTGCAAAATGGTTGAACCACCGCTGATTGTTTTTACGTTACCGCGTTCTTTCAAACGAAGTAATAACGCGTTGTTGTTTGTTAAGTTATCTTGAGCCGATTTGGTACGGCTTTCGATGGTGGTTGCGATAATGTCACTAATCGCGCTGTTTGCAAATGCCATTGCTTAATCCTCGTAAAATTTAAAATCCGTGAAGGCGCATTGCCTGTCTAACGGCTTCTTCAGTAGTTGCAGGGATAACTGTTCGGTTCGCGCCCGCAGGTGAACCTTTAACCGATACCGCTGCTGCCTTTGCTGCCTTTGCAGCTTGGTCTGCCTGCGTTAAATTTTGACGATTCCCGCCGCCTTGCTGTTGAGCATAGACTTTTTGAAACGTATTATCGTTTAACCGCAATGCTTTTTCATAAGCATCATCTAAGTCATTTGCAAGTCCACGTTCTAGCAGGTCTGCCATCGTTGACTGCACCTCAGTAAAATACTCATGACGTTGCGCAAAATCCGAAATTTTAGACTGAATTTGAGCATCTTCGTGACTTTGTTTAAATTCCGAAGCATCCCGCAGTTGTCGTTCTTTCTCGTCTAGCTGCGCCTTAAGATTGTGCATGGTCGGGTCGTATGGCAAGCCGGCTAGCTGGTTCATATCAATCTGATAATCATGCGCTAATTTCATTAGCATTTCCGCTTTTTCTTGGTATGACCCTCGACGAAGCGTATGTTCTGTTTTTAGAAGATTGAAAAACGCGACGTCTGGCGCGACTTGCATTTCCTCTAAATAATTTTTATATGGGGCAATCGACTTATCAATGGTTTTAGCAAAGTTAGCCGCTGATTTATACTGCTCTATCCCTCTGTGGAACTGTTCTTCACGCTCTATGATATGCTTCTGTACAGTTTCTGGCAACTTTTCTAACTCGGCTGCCGCTTCGGCTTTCCATGATTTCCACGGAGAACGTTCAGGAGGCGGTGCTTTTACTTCTTCTTTTACGGTTTCTTCAGGTTCGCTTGTAGATGTTGATTCTTCAAGTTTATCCAGCTCACGCCCAATAATATCATGGGTAGATTGACTTTCTTCTTCTACTGCAACTTCTTCAACTGAGTCTTCAGTCGTCGTTTCTTCGCTCATTTGGAGTCCTTAGTTAGTTTATTCTTGCGGCAATTTCTTGTCGCAACGTTTCTTTTTTACGCTTTTGCGCAAAATGGTCTACTTTGGGCGTCATGTCCTCGTTACCGACTTCACTGCACCCATTGTTCTTTAAATGCCTACGATGCTGACCTCTATCAGAAATCATACTGCCATCAATTTGTGACCTATAAGGTGCAAACTCGGCGTGTACAAAAGACGCTGAAATAACTCGCGTCATTATCGTGTCGCAACACTCCGGCAAATTGTCATAGTCTGCCAGCTTTCTAAAGATGTCTTGCGTTGCTCCGCATTCTTTACATTTGACTTCGTACAGCGGCATTACGCGGCGTCCTCTGTCCACTCAATTCCTAGATACAAACTAGCGCCAGTTGGTACGGCTTGCCCGTTAAAATTAATTGCTAAAGACTCTGAAGTGCCTCTAAGAACGATAGCTTTGTCATTACGAACGCCAAACTCGTAAGATGTCGGCAGTGCTGCCGCGCCCGGCGTTGCGCTAGCGGATAAGTACGTTTTATGGGCTTCTATTGCAATGCCAGTGCCTAAGGCTGAAGGGTTTGCAGTATAGAGTTTTAATGTTGCTGTTTGCGCGTCATCGGCTGAATCTGCCTGTGCAGCGGTCACGTTAGTTGATGTACCTGCGGTGTTAGCAACGGTGCGCTTAATAATGTAATGGTCATATATGGATGCTGTCGTAGCCGTACCCACAATCTCCACTTTTGTCACGCGAATAATTTTTGTTGCAGAACCAGATATTACAAGCACGTCTGTAGCGGTTGCCACAGGTGTAATGTCCTGCGCAACATATCGAAAAGTGGCGCGTGTACCGTTGGTGCTTATGCCTACAACGTTGCCGTCGGCTCTTGCAGCGACTGGAACACCAGTGCTACTGACAGCGGATATAATTTCGTACCCCATTTTAATCTCCAATCATAATAGTAAAAGTATGGCTTCTTCGTCGTCACGCTCGTCTTCAAGCATTTGCGCGATAGCAAGCTCTAGTGCAGCTTTTTCAGTTTCCGTGCGGAGGATTGCTTCATAACCCTCAACAAAAGTAACAGGCTTTTCTTCAACTTTAGGTGCAACCTTAGCCTTTGGTTTAGGCTCTCCAGTGACTGCTTCAACGGCGTCTTCAATCGCTTTTTTAACGTCGGCGCTGTTGTTTTTGTATTCTTTTTTCTTGGCTTTTAAGCCGCCGCGTCTAGTGTCAATTAAAAACGGTGGTATTTCTGAACCTGTAGCTACAAATGTAATATCATCTAACGTAACCGCTAATACGCCCGTTTGAACCTCATTCCCTGCAGCTACAAAGGTAATATCGTCTAACGTAACCGCTAAAGTACCGCTGTTAACTTTGCCGCCTGTGGCTGCAAACGCAATATCTTCTAACGTAACGGCTAATATTCCCGTTTGAACTTCATTGCCTGTAGCAGTAAAGATGATGTCCGCTAACGTAACGGCTAATGTGCCGTTGTGCGTTAGCTTTCCTGTACTAGCAAACGTAACGTCATCAAGCGTAACGGCTAACGTGCCGTTGTGCGTTAGCGTCCCCGCGCTAGCAAACGTAACGTCATCAAGCGTTAGGGATGCAGTCGCTTCAATGGTAGACCACTGCGCGGTATCCCATATTCCAGCATCCCATAAGGCCATTACACGTTACCTTCCGTAATCGTTGCAGAAGAAATAGCCACGCTGTCGCCAGTTGTGACAGACGTACTTGACAAGTTAATATTGCTAGCTGACGTGCCAACCGTTAACCCTGACACAATCAAAGTTGTTCCGTCCGATTTATAAATACTTGCGTTAGCCGCTGTTCCTGTTGCGCCTGCTGTACCTGCTGTAATTGCGCTTAAGGTAAGCACTCCGCTAGACGCCGCGCCAGCAAACGGTGTACCGCAAACGCATTCCACTAATTGAGTTGCGCCAGAAGTATAAATTCTAAGTTTCGCGCCGTTGCCAGCAAAAGTGGTAATTGCATCCGCGCGTGACTTGCGCAAGGTAGTGTTAAGTGTGACTGCCATTTATTTGACTCCTATAATTTTGCCGTTAGCGTCCCGAACAACTTGTTTTGGACGAGTTACTTGGTTGTGCATTTCAGACATTCTGTCGAGCAATGCTTGGTTTTGTTGATTTGCCATTGTCATCATTTGAGTCATGTTCATGTTAACGCTGTCAATGACATTGCCTAGTGAGCTTGACAATAATTGACTGACTTGAGGTGTTCCCGTTTCGTCAAGCTCTGTCATTGCATCCGCGTCTTTTCCTGCGTTAAGCGTTAAGACGTGTTGTTTCATGCTATTTTGAGCTTGAATCTGTGCAATAGCAATTCTAGTGTCGTTATCAAGCTGTGTTTTCCATCTATCAAACTCGAGTTTAGCTTGTTCAAGCTGATTGCTTGCTTGAAGTTTCACTTGTTCAAGCTGCATTGTCGCCTGCTCTGACTGTTGTTGTGCTTGCATCTTCATTTGGGCAATTTGCGCCTCGGCTTGTGTGCGTTGCTCGTCTTTGCTTGGTGGTTGAGGCCCTTGTGCTTTTTTAGCCGCTTGGTCAACAAACTGTTCAAGTACGCCTTCAAGTTCACGCCCTGCTTTAAATCCTCGAACACCATAAAGCAATAGCTCTCCAACTAACGGCGCTATAGCAGGGTCTTCTTTAACCGCGCCAATACCGTCTTTAATAAAGCTGCTCACCGCTTGCAAAAACTCCATGCGGTTTGCTTTTTCAGTCTGTTTATCAAGCTCAACTAACGTGTCTGTCTGTATGTCAACGTTAAAGACTCTAGCAGGCTCATTTTTAAGTAACTCAATTGCCTGCTGCGCAAATTGAGCGTCAGGCGTGTTCATAATACCTGACACTTCAATTAATGTCTGTGGTTGGTATTTTGAGCAGATAATCTCTGACTTCATGCGTAGAATTTCACGCGCAAAGCGGTAAAGCCCGTCTTTCATGTTGCCAAGTCGCAACGACGCGTATTGGCTCTTAATCTGCTGCGCTGTCGCTGTTTCACTCGCTACCGACGCGCCACGCATAATGTCGGAAAGCCCTGTTGTTTCGTAAATAATTTGTTTACATGATTCACGCGCTTGATAAAGCTGTTGCAGTGCTGACGCAACGTCGCCAAGTGGCATAAACTGAACCGCGCCTTGCAATCCGCCTTTTTCAACAAACGCCGCCCAGTTTTTGACAGGAACAAGCACCCCATCATTACCTTCTTTCATCAAGCGTTCAATCGCAGGCTCGTCCGCCGCGTAAATACCCATCACTTTGAGCGCTTTGGTCAAATGCTTGATTCGACCTGTTAACTCGTCAATTTCGTCTGCTTGGTCTTGATAAAGTAAGAAATCAGCTACAGGAATCAGCGTCCCTGTTGATGTAGTGGCAAAGTAAGGCTTAGGGCAGGGGTAAAAGCTAGTCAAGCCTAGAGGGTCATCTCTGTGGTCTAGGATGACATCGTAATTATCCGCAATCCAATAGACGCATTTTTCAGCTTTGCACCAAATTTCCCAAATTTCCGCTTTTTTATCGGCTTTAGTGGTTTCTTTGTCGCCGTCTTTACGGTTTGACGTGTTAGTTAACGGGACTTTCTCAAAAATGTCGCCAAAGCGCTCAATCCCTTCATCTAACGTCATATAGACGCGGCGCGCTACCCATGTCACCTCGTCCCATGTTCGAGCAGGTAGATGTGCAAAGTCTTGCCAGTAGACATAATCCACCGGTGTTGTTTCCGACACGACACGTTCATAAACTTCGGTCTGTGCTAACCCGTTTTCTTCATCCGGTGTGCGCTCTGCGGTATATTCACTATCACCCACTTCCGTATAATTGGTAATTTGAGGCTCAAATTCTTCAATCTTAGGCTCATAGCGTAACCATGCCACGCCTCTGCCCGGAAGCAACCTATCGTCCACCACGCAAGACAGCGTATCGTGAAAATCAGGGTATTCTTTAATTTCAAAATCAAGAACGCGCTCTAAAATTATGCTTGCTACTCTGCCGGCGTCATTTCTATCGTCAAAGCGTCTTGAAATCTCAGGGTTGGGCGGTTTTGCGTAAATGGCAGGCTTTAGTGTCTGTACGTTAGACCAAAGAATATTAAATCGTGCGTCCGCTTGCTCTGCGTCTTTGCGCTCGTCACGGTAGCGCTTGACAATCTTCTCGCCGCGCTCTGTCCACTTCTTATATTCTTCTTGGTAGCGCGATATTTCGTCGTGCCAAGGCTGTGCTGATAGTTTGTCACTCATTATATTCGTCTACCTCTACGTTTCGAGCTGTGTTCCCACAACTCCTCTAAGGA